GCCGTCCCCGCACCCAACTGGTGTGACCCGTGGCCGCTGATCTCGCATGGATCATGCGCCGCGTCACGGCGCTGAAGACCTCGCGGCAACCGCATGAGGCAACCTGGCGCGACTGCAGCGACCACAGCTACCCGTTGCGCGGCGCCGGCCTGTCTGGCGACACGATCACCACCGCAGATTCCGCGGCCACCAAGCAGGCGATGCTGCTGCACGGCGTGGCCACGGACGGTTGCGGCACGCTGGCCTCGGCATTCGTTGGAGGCACCACTCCGGCCAGTGCTCGATGGTTCGAAACCGAGGTGCAAGGCGCCGACGACGAGGGCAAGGCCTGGCTCGACATCGAAGCCAAGGAGCTACACACCGACATCCACGCGTCGAACTTCGACTCGGTCAATTACGAGTGCGCGCTCGACCTGGTGGTGTTTGGCTGGTTCCCGCTGTTCGTGGACATCAAGGAAGACACCGGCGAATTCTTCTTCGAGGAGTGGCCGCTGGCGCAGTGCTTCATCGGCTCGTCTCGTCTGGGTGGCTCGGTCGACACCATCGCCCGTGAGTACATGATGACCGCCGAGCAGTGCGTCAAGGAGTTCGGCGGCAGCGTGTCGGCCACAACCGCCAAGCTGGCCGAAGAGAAGCCCGAAACCGAGGTGCAGCTGGTGCGGCTGATCTATCCGCGCACGACGGGCAGCGAAGGCGCCAGGCTCGCCCGCAACTTGCCGTTCGCCTCGTGCACGTACGAGACGGCCACCAAGCACCTGGTGCGTGAGAGTGGCTACCACGAGTTCCCGCTGATGGTGCCGCGTTGGCAGTTGCTGCCCAACAGTAGCTACGCCGTCGGCCGCATGTTCGACGCGCTGCCCGACTCCCGCGAGCTGAACACGCTTAAGGCGATGGAGAAGCAGGCCGCCGCGCTGAGCATCCTGCCGCCGATGAAGGCCACCGACGATGGCGTGCTGAACGTGGGCGGCATCAAGCGCCTGCAGTCCGGCAAGTTGTACGCGGTTGCCGACATCGACAACATCCAGCCGATCATCACGAATGCGCAATTCAACCTGGCCGTGTCCAGTGAGGAGCGGCTCGAAGCCTCGATTCGCCGCACCCTGATGTCCGACCAGCTCGGGCCCGTGGACGGCCCGGTGCGCACCGCGACCGAGATCCACACCCGCGTGGCGCTCATTCGCCAGCTGTTGGGCCCTGCGTACGGGCGCCTGCAGGCCGAGTATCTGGCCGCGCTGGTCGTGCGTTGCTTCATGCTCAAGTACCGCCGCGGCGCCATGAGCCCGCCACCCGATTCGATCGCTGGCCAGCCGTTCAATGTGCGGTTCATCAACCCGATGGCGCGCAGCCAGCGCCTGGAAGACGTGGCCGCCATGGACCGTTATGAGCAGTCGCTCGCAGCCGCAGCCGCAGCCGGCCGGCCAGAGGTCATGGACCAGTACGACTGGGACGCAGCCGAGCGCTACCGAGCCGAGCTGCTTGGCGTGCCGCGCCACCTGATCCCCGACACCAAGAAGATCGCCAAGGCCCGGGCCGCGCGCGCCGAGCAGCAGCAGCAAGAGCAGCAGCAACAAATGGCCATGCAGGCCCAACAGACCATGGTTGACGCTGCCGGGCAGCGCATGGCCAAAGCAGGAGCTTGAACATGGGACTCGATGCGGAACTGACGGTCGCCGGCTGGGTTGTCCAGCCATTGGTCTCAGCGATGAATGGCTTCACGATCTCGCGGATTCTTGAAGCCCAGTTGCCCAATGCCTCGGCGCTGAACATCGATACCTGCTACCAACTGACCGACGTTGGCGACAAGCTGGTTTACAACTTCGACGGCGTGACGTGGACGGACATCACGTCACGCCTCGATGCGGCCGATCTCCCTGCCTCGCTGTGGGCGAACCGCGGCACTGGTGCGGTAGGTGATCGCAAACGCTTCACCGACATCGGCAACAACCCGAACGTGGTTGGCATGTTCGACGGCTCGGAGTGGCAGCCAGACGGTGGAATGCAGATGGTCTACGGCTTGAAGGCACCGACCGTTGGTGCATCAAGCACATCATCCAGCGTTAGCCTAACGACGGTCAGTATCCCGGCTGGCCTGATGGGCCTGAACGGTGCAATCGCGATGGATGTGCTGGTCAACCTGGATGGCGACCCGCTGACCGTGGCCGAGACCGTGACGTTCGGCGGCTCAACCATCATGAGTAACACGGCCACCGGCACGAGCGAGCGCCGCTACTTCCGCCGCGAGGTGCGCAACCAGAATTCGGCCTCGGTGCAGATCGTGACGAACCGGGCTTCGGGCGCCGAGTATGGGTCGTTCGGCCCCGCATCGACGCAGATCACTGCGCTGGCGCTGAACACAGCCACTGCACTCAGCCTGGCCGGCTCCGTCGCCTTCACGTCGACGGCGGCGCAGATCCCCACGCTGCACCTGCAGCGCGTGTGGTGGATCGGAGGCTGAGATGGCTGCGCCGCCGATCCTTGCGCCCAACGGCAAGGCGTGGAACTACCTCGTCATCAACTCAGATGACGCGCCGGTGGATTGGTTCGGCGCCACGGTGTTCCCGCTGTTCAACGCGAACTGGGCGAGCGACTTCATCGTTTTCCCGAACGCCGCATGCAATATGCCGCTTTGCACGCCGGCTCGTGCCGCCGCGCTGCTGGGATGGCGCATCGAACGGCACCATGCCTGGGACAACGACGCTGGCGCGAACATCGACCTGACGCAGACGTTCCTTGTCAACCTCAAGAAGCACGGCTACTACACCGGCGCCATCGGCAAGTGGTTCAACGGCTTCGGCGGGGCGTTTGGCACGCAGGCCCGGCAGCCTGGCGTTGACTACCAGCGCTTGCAGTGGGGGCCTGTTGGCTACTTGGATTGGGTGGAGCTGGACGAAACCGGCGACATCACCACCGACAACGGCAACGTGGTCACCGCTCGCGTGCACCACCTGAACGACTCGCGCGCCGCCTACACCGACACCGGCTACACCGACTACTGCACCGACATCGAGGCCGATCGTGTGCGCGAGTTCCTGACGAACGCCGTCGCTTCTGGCCGACCGTTCGTTCTGTACTACGCACCGAAGGCGTCGCACCAAGACGGCTCCGACCCAGAGAACGAGGCAATCCCGCCAGTCCGGCACCAGGCCACCTCCGTGACGCTGACCGAGGACGCATCGTTCGGCAGGGATGGCACGGTCTTCGGCATTCCTTCATGGATCCGCTCCGTTGCCGAGACCCCGTGGAATGCCAGCGTCATTGCCGAAGTGCGGGCCGCTCACACGCAAGCGCTGCGCACGATGCGTGGGCTCGACGAAGGCTTGCACCTGATCTTTCAGAAGCTGGTGACGCTGGGTTTGGATCAAAACACCGTCGTGATTCTGAAGACCGACAACACGCACTCCAGTGGTGAGTTGCGGCTTAAGGGCAAGGGCACACCGCATCGCTCCGGCTCGGCCATGCTGATGCGCGTGCGCGTGCCGGGCCAAGCCGGCGGCACCTGCGACGCGGCCGTCTCCGATATCGACATTGCGCCCTTCCTCTACGCCATGGCCGGCATCAAGCCGCAGGTTGGCTGCGACGGCATGAGCTTTCATCGCTGCATCGTCGACAAGAGCGCGACGTTCCGCGAAGCCTCGCCGATGTCCAACCCGATGACAGACAGCCCGAAGTTCCACGGCCTGTGGTTCTCCAACGGCTCGCTTCACTACCGCTTGACAGACGACAGCAACAAGGGCGCCGGCCAGGAAGGCGGCTGGGCCGACGTGGCGATGACCACGAACGTCAACATCCGCGGCGCGGCAGAGAAGTTGGGCACCATCATGCGCAAGGGCCCGCAGATTCTGAGCCTGCCGGAGCGCGCGCTGATCGATGGCAAGGTCTGGCGATCGAGCTCCACCGGCGAGGTGCTTGACATCCGCTGGGTCAACCAAGGCACCTGGAACGAGGACTACGAGGGCGACGCGGAGGACATCGTTGCACTTGGTGTTGGCGGTGTTCGCATCGTCGGGCCGCGGTGGTGGGGTGACGATTACGAGACCGGCATCGATGCTTACAGCCCGAACATCGACGACGACTTCGTCAACCCGCTGCACCTGGCAAAGCTGGTTGAAAAGGTGGCGTGGGCGCGCTCGGCCGGCTTGAAAGTCGGGGTTGCCATAGACAGCAACAACGGGGCCGGCAACCGTGGGCTTGGCGTCGGTATCCCCAACTTCTTTGAAGCCAGCGCCGAGGGCCTGACCAAGTACGAGCAGTACAAGATCATGTCGCGCCGCGTGGCGCGCGAGCTGCTGGCCTATGACGTGACGTACGTTGAACTGCTGGCAGAGCCGTTGCCGCGGGATTCTGACTCTTCGTACGCCGCGCCGCTGCGCGCGATGTATCTCGACCTGGCCACCAACTACCGCTCGGTTGACCCGCGCATGGCTGTGTTGATCGGCCCGCGTGACAGCTACGGGTTGTCGCACCTGAGCGAAATCGTTATCCCGGAGCTGTCCAACTACGGCGTCACCTCCGACTTTCTGACGAACAAGGTGTCGAGCGAGGGAACGATCGCTGCGAACGTTGAGATCGTGGCGGCATTCCGCGATGCCAACAACATCGCCGTATTGCAGCAGCAGGTGGGTCGCGAGTCTGGCGACGACATCGGCGACATCAACGCCGACGACGTCGCCGATACCACCGAGAACATCGGCTTGACGGCCATGTGTGGTGCGCTGTTCCTGCATATCGCACACGGCATCCCGTTCGCCTGGTGGCAGTGGCATCAGAACACCGGCAGCTCGACGGCGTACGCGCTGTACTACAAAACAACCTACCCGGGCAGCGGCCCCAACAACTGGACCCCGAAGGCGGCCGAGTTGGCGGTGTTCGAATACTTTATGACGATCACCAACGCGTCACTGAAGGCGGCCGCAACAGCCGCAGCCACCGCCGCCGCGGGCAGCGCGTATGCCGACGTGCTGGACGACTTCTCGAACTGCTATCAGGATGAAGCTGGAACGATCCCCGTGACAGCCGCTGGCCAGAAGGTCCTGCGCGTCACCGAGACCGTAGGTGGCGGCTACTGGAGCCAGACCGACCCACTGCTCGCTCCCACGCTGGTTGCGCTGGTCAACGGCTATGGGCTTAATTTCCCGGCTGACACCTACCTGAACCACAGCACGACATACTTCGCCAGCGGCGACGACATGATTGTTGTGAGCGGAGGGAGGCCGCCGACAGGCGCCGCGAACCGCGTGATATTCAACTGCGGCAACAGCAGCTCCACCGCGCGCAATGGGTACCTTGGCGTGTTGGCCACGGACCTGCCGCAGTTCTCTCTGCGAGGCGACGACAACGTGTTGCGCGATTGCCAGGGCGTGACGACCTGCGATGACCGGGCCGTCGTCCTCAGCGGCATGCGCGTGGGTGCCAACAAGCGCGCGTTCGTCAACGGCGTTCAGGAGGGCACGACCAACACCGGAGCCGTCGGCTCGATTGCCAGCATCACCCGCACGCGCTGGGGTGCAACAACCACCGGCGCCAACGGCTGGGGCGGCCCGAGCCCCGGCATCTTCCTGAGCAAGACAGCCACCGACGAGCATCGCCGCCATATCGAGCGCCGTTACGCCTGGAAGCTCGGCGCGGCCTACCGCGGTGCCATCCCCGTCTGAGGGTCTTCCAATGCCTGTGGCGCCGGCCGAATACGCCCTGATTTTCGAAGACCACAAGATTGGCGCAGCGATCCTCGAAGAGCTGATCGCTCGCTTTGGTGGCAATCCATACGTGCCCGGTGCGCTGGAGGCGCAGCGCGAAACCGACTACAGGGCTGGGCGCAAAGCCGTGGTGGACTTTATCGTCCTCCGCATCAACCAGGCGGCCGGGCATGAAGCCGTGACCGACCTCGAACCCACGAAGGAGAACTGACCATGTTCAAGAGGCACCACCATGTCTACCAGGAAGAAGCCGACGGCGGAACGACTGGTGCGGCAGCTGCTGGCGACGCCGCGGCGGCTGGCGGCGCGGAAGCGGCGGCGAGCGCTGGCGCAGCGGCTGCTGGCGCAACTGACGCTGGTGCTGCGGGCGCGGGCTCGTCGAACGTCCTGAAGGACATGGGCAAAGAGGCCGCTGGCGCAGAGGCCGAAGGCGGCAAGGAGCCTGACCTGACCGCCAGCATTCCCGAGCAGTACCACGTCAAAGCCGCCGACGGAACGCTGGATGTGGCCGCCACTAGCGCCAAGCTGGGCGAGGCGTACAAGAACCTGCACCAGCGCATGGGCGAGCACGGCGCGCCGCCGAAGACGCCCGAAGAGTACAAGGTCACGGTGCCGGAAGGCCTGGCCGGTCAATGGGACCCGGACGCCGACGAGAGTGTGGCCGCGTTCCGCAAAGACGCGATCGGCCTCGGCCTGTCGCAGAAGCAGTTTGATGGCGTCGTGAAGGCATACCTCGAACGCATCCCGGGCATGATCCAGCAGACCGCTGAGCAGCGCGCCGAAGCCTGCAAGACGGCGCTGGGTGAGGTGTGGCGCACGCCGAAGGAAATGCAGGACAACGGCCGCCACGCGTTCCGTGCTGTGAGCAGCCTGCTTGGCGCCGACGCCGAACGCGCTATGGAAGCCAGTGGCAATGATCCGTGGTTCCTGCGTCTGGCCGCCGCGGTCGGCAGCGAGATGGCAGAGGACAAGTCACCCGGCCAGGGCGACGGCATGGGCCAGTTCAACGGCATGTCGCGCGACCAGCTGATGGCGCACCCGGCCTACACCGACCCGCGCCACGTCGACCACGAGCGCGTCGGCTCGATGGTTCGCCGCTCGTTCGAGAAAGAATTCGGCACCGCGCCAGCTTGACGGGAAGATTTTCCCGTAGGGCGCTCGCATAGTGCGCGGCATCGGGCCGCGCTGGCGATGCGGAACACCCCGCAAGCCCGCTACCTCTGCATTGGCTGCTGCCGGCCCAGAGGCGCGTCAGACCGGGTCCGCATGAGCGGAGCACCCCGAAGGCGATTGGACATCTCGTCAATCAATTTCGGAGCTTTGCAACCATGCCGATGTCGATCACGCAAGCTTTCGTCCAGCAATGGGACTCGACGATCAAGCACCTCGCCCAACAGTCCACGAGCCGCCTCGAAAAGGCCTCGACCGACAAGGGCTCCATCACGGGTGAATCGTTCACCTACAACC